TATAGGTATCAATATGTATAGTTAATAGATACTTATAGGTATTAAGAAGGTTACTGCTCTTTCGGTGAACGAACCTAGCCTACCTAGATTCGCCTTCATCTGCTCCATCGGAGTAACAGAACCCGCCAGACTTACGAGGAACGGACTCTGGCTTCGCCATCCGCATTGCGCTATTACATCCTCTTACCCTACTAGTAACGCTTGTATCTAAATAGCTACGATGTCGTTAGAGCCGCCTACTTAGACCTTATTGCTTTTGCTTCTGTTTACTGATGCTTCAATAACTTGTAGATTCCAATGCACATGAAGCCCGCTTACACTCTTTCCTTTTAATGGAATTATGTGATCGACTTCATATTTTATGCCACTAAGTTTTGTTTTGGCAATACATTCTTGATAAATATTTTTAATCTTGCTTCTATCAGCCCATTTAGGCGTTGCCATATCAAGCCCAGCCCGTCTTGCAGCTCCATCAGCTAAAGCCTGTGCGTGATGTTTCAAGCATTTTTTTGTAGGCTCATCGTGATACAAAGACTTATTTGACTTAGCCTTTCCAAATGAGCCAAGTTTTTTTGCCTCTTTGCCAGCTTTAGACCTTTTAAAGCTAGACAAGCAATCTTTACATAGTTTCAAAACTCAAACTCTTTGTAGTCATATCTACCATTTTCTTTTTTAAACCATCCAATAACGATAATTCGCCAGCCAGACCTTACTATTTCTGTAAAATATTCTGAATCGGTTATTTTCTTTATTCGGCTGGACATATTGCTTTTGGATGTTAGCTGTATAGCAACTGTTTCTCCGTTTCCAATAGCCAATATGTCGAAAATGCCAAATAAATCTTTTTTGCGCTTGGTGAAAGCGTTGTAGCTTTCTACTATGTCGCATTTATAGCCCTTAGACTCGAATAGAGCGATTGTGCGCTGGTTCTGACTAGCCAAGGTGTTCTGCCGTCAATCTGCCTTCGGAAGCCTCTATGATCGCTGTATGCCATTTCTTAGGGATTCCGTTACGCATCTTCCAGGCGTAGGCCGTAACATACTTAACGCCAATCTTGTCGCATAGGTTCTTGATTGAGCCAAACTCTGCCATTAGGTTGTCAAATGCTGTTTTTTCCATGATTTCTCCTAGTTGATCGTTTATTCTACATTAGTGCGTAAAACCAACAGTTGCTAAAAAGCGACAAATAAAAATATTTCTACATTCTGTTGAAAATCTCTACATTTATGGATTAGTATTTATCTATGCAGTACTTTTATCAACTCGTGAAGGAGTAACAAAATGAAAGACATTATCTTAGGTGGCATACTAGGTTTCTTTATTGCAGTAATAGTTATCGGCACTTACGGCTTTCGTATTGGAGTGTATTCATTATGAACAACAACTCTTACTATGAAGCACCTTGGGATGACCAAGAAGATGCAGAGCGCATTGCAGAGGAAGCATACTGGCTGGTCAAGAACGATCCACGCTATGATCCTACAGATCTTTCCAAACTTGGAGAAGCCATTGGACAAGATTGTAGTGATGTAGAGTTTCAGCAATTTGTACGAGATTGTGTAGAGCAAAAAGATTGGGCAAAACTTGGTCTAAAGCTATACACAAAATCGTTTGAGTATTGGGAAGATGCAGCAAAATTTAACCTTGAGTGAAGGAATTAAAAATGACTAGTTATATAGAATTAAGAAATGTAGATGTATCCGACAAAATAGAAAAGAAAAAAGATCTTAGCTATTTGTCCTGGGCATGGGCTGTAGATACATTGTTGATACACGACCAGAGCGCTACATGGACTTATGGGCAGCCTATTATGTTTGGTGAAACCATGATGGTCTTTTGTACTGTTACAGCGTTTGGCAAGTCTATGACTTCCCAGCTTCCAGTAATGGACTACCGCAATAAGGCTATACCTAACCCAGATGCGTTTGCAGTAAATACCGCTATGATGCGTTGCCTGACTAAAGCGATTGCCTTACATGGTCTAGGATTAAGCCTGTATGTAGGTGAGGATCTTTGGGATGATGTAAGCGCAGAAGATATGCTAATGGCTGATGTAGAGGAAATCAAGACGCAAAAAACCCCTGCCGAACTCAAGGTGGCCTTTGCCAAATTATACAAGAAGTATCAAGGTAAACCAGCTCTATTACCCCCAATAACAAACGCTTACAACTTGATGAAAGATAAATTCAATGAAGTTAGCCCAGGAGCAGCCTGATAATGTTTGCTCTGAATGTGGAGCTAAATGGGGGATTCATAGACCTAAAAACCATGAATATCGTATATGGATAGACAAGTGCGATGTGTGTTTAGATTTGAGAGCAGTAAGCGATGCCTCAGAGTTTGGATATTTAAAGGAAGGTTGGGATGCTTGAAAGGAAATGGTGTGTTAGTTGTCAGGTTTCTAGGCCGATTGAAGGTTTTAAATTGGTAAGAATGAAAAACACAAGTAGATGGAAATGTGCAATTTGTTTAAATCGTAATGCAAACCAAAAATATAGGAGCAAAAAAAATGAAGAAACAACTAAATGATTACATTTATAGCAAGGCTGGAACAGACATTACTGTACGCTGGAAGAAGTTATATAACTATGTACCAGCAAGTGAGCAAGCGCAATACATTAAGAAGTGGTCTGATTTTAGAGAGATGTGTGCTAGAACCTTAGATGATGTTCAGCCGACATTTAGCCAAGATGTTGTTAATTTGAGGTTTAAACAAAAATGATTAATAAACATTGCCTAGAGGCATTTAATAGTTTAGATAAGCCTGTGTATCATCCGCAAGAATACTTTATGCTAGGATGGAACGCTGCGATTGATGCTATGTCTGCTGAGTTTGCTCGCAAGTGGGAACTAAACGAACTTGCAGATAGGCCACTAGGACAAGGTTATATTGACCCAAATATGGAAGAAGATAAAGAATGACTGACTATTCACAAATTTATATAGAGATTAACCAAGTCCTTAAAAGCTACTACAACTACGAAACAAAAAATAACCATGAACAAGCTGCTAAAGCTGCAAACGATATATCTACATTAGCAGAGCATTTAAAGTTCTTAGCAGAGGCTAAATTATGAAAGCGTTTCCAATAGCTATGATGGAAGGCAATGAAGATGATCTAGGAATGGATTTACGAGATTACTTTGCAGCTAAAGCTATGCAAGCAATTATTGTAAAAGCTGATGAAAGAAGCACAGAAATTCAAGAAATTGATTTATGGGTTGGTCATTATGCTTATACAGTAGCCGATGCAATGATGGAGGCTAGAAAATGACCGAAGAACAGTTATTTAGGGAATGGATTACAGAAAATTGGCAAGACCAATACCATAATTTTTCTAAACTAGAAAATGGTAATTATTATTTTTCTAGTATGCAAGATGCTTGGGGAGTTTGGAAGGGTTGTGTAAGCACTCATTCTGTATTTAATAGATTAAAAATGGAGGCTTTGAATAAAAACCAACAAGAAAGCATTGAATCAAATGATTGAGCAAGGGACACCAGAATGGCATCAACTCAGGCTGGGCAAGGTTACTGCCAGCCGTATAGCAGATGTGCTTTCTAAGGGGAAGTCTGGGGAATCTGCCAGCCGTAAGAACTACAGGACAGAATTGGTAGTTCAGAGGCTTACAGGAGTGCCAGGAGAGTCTTTTACCAATGCAGCAATGGAATGGGGTACAGCAACAGAACCTTTTGCGAGAATAGCTTATGAATCAAAAATGGGAATATTCGTTGATGAGGTGGCTTTTATTGACCACCCTAGTATCAGTAATTTTGGTTGTAGTCCTGATGGTCTTATTGCTGACGATGGATTGCTTGAGATAAAGTGTCCTAATAGCAGTACGCATATAGAGTATTTGACGGATGATAAACCGCCATCTAAGTATGTCCCACAGATGCAATGCCAAATGGCAGTAACAGGCCGTCAATGGTGCGACTTTGTATCATTTGACCCTAGACTACCAGCAGACTTGCAATTGTTTGTAGTGCGCCTTAACAGGGATGTAGAGTATATTAAGGCTATGGAAGTAGAAGTAGAGAAGTTCTTGAGTGAAGTTGAGGAAATGTTTACAAAATTGAAAGAGAGAAAATAATGGCTTACGAAATGAAGGAAGGTAGCGGATCGCTATTTAAGAATGATCGCAAGGAAAAACCTACGCACCCAGACTACGCTGGCTCAATCATGGTTAATGGAAAAGAGCATTGGTTGAGTGGTTGGATCAAAGAAGGCAAGAATGGCAAGTTCTTTAGCATTGCGATTGGCAAGGAAAAAGAGCAACGCAGCAACTTTAAAGCTGCTGGTTCAGATGAGATGCCTAAAAATACAATCGTTGATGACCAAGACATCCCATTCTAAAATGGTATATAATAAACATACCTTTTTAAGGAGTGTTTATGAAAACTTGCAAAGAATGTGGAATTAAAAAACCAATGACCGAATACTACGCACATAAACAAATGGCAGATGGGCATTTAAACAAATGCAAATCTTGTGTTCGGTCTAGGGTTGCTATTTATACAAAAAATAACGCTGACCATTACAAACAATATGAAAAGCAAAGAGCAAATTTGCCACATCGTATTGCAGCAAGAAAAGCGTATGCAAAGACTGAAGCTGGAAAATTAGCAATAAAAAAAGCGCATCAAAATTATGTTGAAACTTATCCGTTACGAAGGGCAGCGCATATTATTACTGGCAATGCAATTAGAGATGGAAGGCTAAAAAAAGAACCTTGCTTGATTTGTGGTGAAGATTCAGAGGCGCATCATCCAGATTATTCAAGGCCTTTAGATGTGGTTTGGTTATGCAAAAAACATCATAAAGAAGCACATAAAATTACAAAGGATTGAAATATGAAAAAAGCACTATTAGCAGTAGCAGCATTTGTAGCCTTAACCGCAACAGCCTATGCTTGCCAAACCACGACAGTTATTGTCAATGGTAAGATGACTGTATGTACTGTATGTGGCAATGTAGTTAATTGCTTCTAGTCTAACCCCAGGAGATAGGCCTTACCTTCACGAGTTTTTTGCTAGTTCACTTCCTATCAAACTAGCATTGATGTAAAATAACGAAAGACCTAGGAATTACGAGTTCGCTAGGCCTTTCTAACCAATCTAACTTAGTGGAGTTATCATGGCTAATCCAAATTCTATACCATCTCAAGAAGTGTTGCATAGTCTTTTTGAATACAAAGATGGAAATTTAATTAGAAAAAAAACAAATTCTATAGCTGGGTCAATAGATGCAGATGGTTATTTAATAACTAGCGTTTTAGGAAAAAGACAAAAAAATCATAGAATTATCTTTTTTATGCATCATGGGTATTTGCCAAAAATAATAGATCACATAGACAGAAATCCAGCAAATAATAAAATTGAAAATTTAAGAGATGCATCTAGATCATTAAACTGTTTAAATTCAAAAATAAGTAAAAAAAATAAAAGTGGCGCAAAAAATGTTGATTTTTTAAAAAGCAAAAAAAGATGGCGTGTTCTTATGCAAATACAAAAGAAAAGTTATTTTTTTGGATATTTTAAAGATTTAGAGTTAGCAGAGCTTGTAGCTATAGAGGCTAAAGACAAATACATGAGGATGCATTTTGGCTGCTTATAAACTTTTTGATAAAAAGTTATTTGACCAGTACGATCCACCAGCGAGGAAAGCAGTAAGCGAGTGGATGAAGATGAAGTGGGGACTGAATTGCATCCCAAACCCTAATGAGTATGGAGTTGATCTAATCGCTTTAAGAGGAGAAAATCCAGTTGGCTTTGTTGAAGTTGAAGTGCGTAGCTGGGCTTACTGCCACTATCCCACCATTCATATAGGACAGCGTAAAGATAAGCTATTTCAGCAAGATCTCCCTGTTCTATTTTTTGCACTAACTCAAGATCTAGGCCATGCGTATTGGTGTCGAGCCGATATTGCAAAGAAACACCCCATAATAGAAGTTAAGAACTTTGAAGTCCCAAGTGGGGAACTGTTTTACGACATTCCAGTTAAGGAATTTAGGTATGTCTGTCTTACCGACCAGTTTTAGATATTTCTACAATCCAATCCTGTAGAGATACTAATTGTTGCGTTGTATAGGCGCAAGTAAGTTCAAGGTTGGTGGTTTTTCCATCAATACCGATGGTGGCGTTGGGTAAGGTGGACAGACCTGTGGTACTGGACTGCTGGCGCACCCCACCATAATAAGACTTAATAGCAGATAGCTTTGCTTCATATTCAGCCTTTGTAGATTTACCGATAATATCTTGTTGTTTCTTGATTGACTCATTGACTGCTTCTTGAGCCTTTACTTGTGCTTCTAGATTCGCTTTAAACACATCAAAACGCTCTTTTTCACCTGAGTAACCCTTGTAGTAGCCAAAACCAAATAAAGCGCCTATAAGCGCTATTACGCCTATTATTCTAGCAAATGGCGATATTAGGATGTCGAGCATTTTATATATTCTTCCTGTCTGCGTTTAGTTAGCCCAGGAAGTCTTTGGCCTTTGAATTGATCCCATCTAAGGATTTCTTTACACGCTCCTTCATAGTCTTGTCCGTTGAGCTTTTTAACCAAAGTGCTACGGCAGAAACTACTAGAACCAATATTATAAGAAAGGCTAATGTAAGCATCGTATTCTCCTTGACTGAGTGGCACTTTTACACATTGTTTTAGTGCGCCCTCAAATTTTTGTATATCTCTTAAAGCCACCTGGAGAGCTTTTTCTGGAGATGTGCGATCTCCCAGCTTAACTCCAGATGTAGTTCCAAAACCAATCGTAGGTATATCTCCAGCCAAGGGTAGATAAGCATCTTCTCTATATCCTTCATGTAAAGCAATAGCTACTAAAGCCGTAGCAGATAAACTAATTGCAGCTATGTCTTGTCTTTTAAACATCCCGTTGAGCCACAATCCTAGCAATAAAAGCAGCAGTAACAAAAAATAAAGATAGCGAAGCAAAAATGTGCCTAGGTATATCTTCATGGAATAAAGGGAGGATGACCTCGAACCCAGATAATAGACCAGCCATTGCAATAAATCGGATAGACCATGCCTTGCGAATGATCTCTTTCCAATTATCGTAAAGTCTTACCTTTTTAAAAGGTCTGTAAAGAACGCCAGAGCGATTCCGAGTGCGAGCCATGTTGCTTTTTCTATAATCCGAATAACTGAGTTTTTACCAGCATCTTCCATTTCTAAATCATTTACTCGTTCTTCTATCTTTTCTTGACGATTTTCGTATTGCTCAATTCTTTTAAAAAGAGTAAGCATCCGTTCTTCCATACGAGCCAAGCTGACTACGGCATCAGCAAGTTTGTCTAATTTTTCCTCTATCCTGCCTAGTCGTAAGTCGCTCATAATAGTTATGCTGTGTAAGAACCAGATGTACCAGTAAATTTAATAATAGTATTAGAACCGCTTGTTGTAACTGTAGCTGTTCCTGTATACACGCCAGAATAAGATTCGGTAGGAACACTAATAATGTGAACGCCAGAACCACCTGTACCGCCAGATGTTGCTCCACCATATCCACCACCAGCACCACCGCCACCACCAGTATTAGCAGTACCATTGCTTCCGTTAGATTGATAGCCACCAGATCCACCGCCACCATTACCGCCAGACCTACCAGCAGTAATATCTGAACCACCACCACCGCCAGCATAGTAAACGGAAGATCCAGTAATGCTAGAGGCTACTCCAACACCACCAACCATATCTCCAGGAGCTGTACCGCCACCTACTCCACCAGCACCACCGCCTCCAGCGCCACCTTCACCATCTTGTGTTCCATTACCGCCACCAGCATATCCTTGACCAGAAGTTGCAGATCCACCAGTTGTAACAGATGTTCCTGTGCCACCGCCGCCTGATCCACCAGAATATCCGTTTGTGCCAGATCCACCTCTACCGCCACCAATAGCCGTTAAGCCAAATGCTGTTGAATTTCCGCCATTAGTATTTGATGCGCCACCAGAACCTATGGTGAATGAATAAGTAGTTCCTGGAGTTAGCGTTACAGAACCAGTTAAAAGCCCACCAGCTCCACCACCACCGCCAGGAATTTGACCTGGGCCACCAGCATGAGATGGGCCACCGCCACCTCCACCAGCTACTAATAAATAGGATGCAGCATAGGCGGCTTTGGCTTTTGTAAAACCAAAAGAGCCTAAACTACCAGCGCCAGTTATAGATAAACGAGGCATCTTTTAGCCTTATGCAAATTTAGAAACAGAAGCTAACATTTGAAATGTTCCGCTACCAGTTTTGATAATTACAAATGTATATACATCTGTAGAGCTTGCATTACCGCTAGATGGAGTAGTTCCATTTTGCCATTTTGCAGTACCAGCAGATCCATCAATTTGCAATGCGCTTGCATAATATGGTGTTACACCATTTGTACATAAGAAGCTAACAGAGATAGATTCACCAGTAGACATAATGGTATTTAAACTTGTACCGCTAGAACCTCTAAAGTTCAGCGTAAAGTTACCAGTAGCGTTGTTTGTGTACCACAATACAGATTGTGTAGTTACATCAAAGTTAATTGTTCCTGATGCAGCAGTAGCAGAAATGGTAACCGCTTCTTTAATATTAAGTGTCTTTAATGCAGCAACACTAGAAGATCCGTTAAATGTCTGTAGTGCAGTAAATGTAGATGCTGTAGCTGGAGCAATGTAGTCTGTACCAGCAGTAGCAGCAGTAAATGCTGAAGTGCCGTTACCCTTTAGAACGCCAGTTAATGTAGAAGCCCCTGTACCGCCATCTGCTACAGCAAGATCGGTAATGCCAGTAATTGAACCGCCAGTAATGCTAACAGCAGATGATGTCTGCAAAGCCATACTAGCTATACCAAGATTTGTACGAGCATCAGTAGCTGTAGATGCGCCTGTACCACCATCAGCAATAGCCAAATCTGTGATACCAGTAATAGATCCACCAGTAATTGAAACGGCAGAAGAAGTCTGAGTTGCCATGCTTGCTAGGCCTAGATTAGTCCTTGCATTAGCAGCAGTTGAAGCACCAGTACCGCCATCAGCAACGGCTAAGTCTGTAATGCCTGTGATAGAACCGCCAGTTACAATAATGCTTGTAAATGTAACCCCACTAATTACACCGCCAGTAATAACTGGAGATGTCATGGTATATGTACCACCACGAATACCATCGCCACAATCACGAATCTGAGCCATCATATCACGCATAGTGTTATTAACGGCTGATGGGATCATCCCCTCTGGTGCGCCATCTGGAGGAGCAGCATTATTATTTGCAGGGGTAAGTGAGTATTTTGTATAAGCCATGATTTTCCTAATTATAACTATTCTGTTTGATTTTCGGTAGACAAAAGACCACGCAATCCTGTTACAGGAATATATTTGGTTCTTGTATCTACTGAAGGCGCTCTGCCTAATGCAACTAAATCTTGTAGATTTTGTAATTGATCCATACGCATTTTTGATGCAGCTTGTTTAGCACCATATCCAACTACAGGCGCAATTACTGCTCCTGCTGGCCCAAGCATACTAGCGCCAATGTAAGATCCAGCACCAGCAGCTACAACACTTGATGGGCTTAATTTACCCATCCAACGCAATACATTTTGAACTTTACCGCCTTTAGCTGCTGCACGAATAGCTTGTTGTTCTCCAAGACTAAAAAACTTCATATCATTAGAATCTGCCAAACTTACCAATCTTTGACGGACTGCATTTTCAATTCCTGATTGAGAATAATTGCTAGATCTTAATTCAGCGCTTTGCAAAATATCTTCAATAATTTGAGTTTTATTGCTACGCTTCCATAAATCTCTAGCATCTTTTAATGAATTAACAGCTTTTGTTGAATTTCCAGCAAGAATATCTTTTGACCCTAAATTATCAATATAACTATCAAATTCTTTTAATGCTTGTCTAGCATATTCACCGCTTCTTCCACCATTAGCTTGTTCTGATCTAATAAATTGACGAGTAAGATCCAGTTGTTCTAATGTTTGTGGTTCTTCAAAGGTTTTTGTAAGCCTACGATTTATAGCCATAGCTCCAGTATCAACTTCTGGATCAATAACTATTTTATTAGATACTTTGTTTACAATATTTTGACCAGCATTTTCTAGACTTTCTGGTTTAATAACTGCACCAGCATCAGCAGATCGTTTGTAGGCAATAGTAGATTGCTCTTTTAATTGAGCAGCAGTAGGAGCAGCTTCAGCTTTTCTACCTTTTACTCCACCAGTAGCGCCTACAGCAGTACCAGCAACTAACCCAGCAATAGGACTACCAGTTGCTTCTGTAACATATTGTGCAGTTGCAGCAGCGGGAGCAGAAACAGCAGCCTGTCTAACAGGAACTTCAGCTAATCTTGATGAAACTTCACGAACCATTGGTGTAGCAGCTTGAACGCCTAATTTAGCTAAATTTGGTAATTGAGCTAATGTAGAACCAATACCACCAGCGCCAGCTTCAATCATTCTTTCGCCACGACTCTCAGGTTGAGCCAATCCAGCTTGTGTCATGTAATTGCTTACAACTTGACTTGGCATTTGTAATTGACCAATATCAGTACCAGCAACTTTATTAACACCGCCAGAAATCATATTAAGCAAACTGTTTAAGGCATCGCCTACTGGTAATGCCATAGAGCCAACTAAAGCTCCAGGAGCGCCAGCAACAGCACCTCCAGCTAATCCTCCAATAACAGAAGGAGCAGCACCACGAGTAGCTATTTCACCAACTCTTTGCATAGTTGATTTTTCTGGAATATTGGCTTCATCATATAATTTTTTAGCAGCAGCGTTTATTTCTTTTTCAGACATTGAATCTGGAAAATCAACTTGCCCTACTTTTGGAATATCAATAATCATTATTCAACCTTACGAGTAGCTGGATTATATTTTTTAATTGGAGCAGTAGGAGCTGGCATCCGATTTATTTCATAAAATGGTGCTAATTGTGATGTGCTTGGGTCTTTTCTTAATACCTCTAATTTACGATTGTATTCACCCAAATTAAATTCTGCTGATCTTTTAGAGGCATTTGCAAGCTGCTTAATTTCAGCAGGAGTTAATGAATCAATATCACCAGAGAAGGCTCTTTCAGCAAGTTTTCCTTCGGACTCAGTAATAGCTCCTTCTCCACGCATAGATTTACGACCTTGCAATGTAAGCTCAGCAAAACCACGAATAGCTTGACGAGTATTGCGAATAGTTTCTGCTGTATCTGCGCCTGTAATACCTAAAACTGAGCCAACTTGTGCCAATCGTAATTGTGCGCTAGCTGTTGGGCCAGCAATAATTTTATTAGTATCTACCGCTTGAATAATGCGATCTGAGGCATCAATTTGATTTGCTGCACCTTGCGTTTGTATTCTTTCATCTTTAAGCATTGGGCCAATTTGTGCAGCAATACCTTTATCCATTGAAACACTAACATTGGTAGATGGAGTTCCAGACCTAATAAAATCTGTATAACTGCCTTTAAATTTACCGCCTTCTGGAGTTTTTGCAAATTCGTATTGTTGAATTTTGTCAGGCACGCTAACAGCTTTTGGTGTTGTTAGCTCAATAAATTTAGCTGTATCTGTTTTACGCAAATAATTTAATGCTGCTTGATTTGCTATGTTTTGATCTACAACTTCTCTCATTGGCAAATTAGGATTAGATTGCAATGCACGAATATTTGCTTGCTCTCCTTCTTGACCAAAATCAGCTAGTTGATCTTGTAACATTTGCGCTTGACTGCCAGCGCCAGTTTGAGTAAGTCCTGTTCCTATTGGCTGCATAGATGTAGCACCAGCAATAGCTTGCTCATACCTTCTACGAGCATCTGCTTTAGCTTTATAGTCTTGCATCTGTTGAGCAGCAAGCATTTGTTTTAGCGTATTGTCAAAAGATGACTGATAACCACCAAATCCAGCGCCTAGTGCAGAGCCAATAGCTTGTCCTGTACTAACTTGTCTAGGTTGTGATCCAGACTGCCCAAGCAAAGTTACAGCACTTGCTATTAACGCATTTTTAGCTGCATTAGATTTAAGCGCATCCATTTGCTCTGGTGCTAATGCTCCAGAATAATCAGGTGTTTGTCCAAATAAAGATTCAAAAAAGTTTGCCATTGCTTATCCTAATAAAGAATTTGTATTTCTAGGTATCATTTTTGGAGCTAATAAACTTAGAAGTGGATCGTAACCAACTTGTCCTCTTGGAGCATAAGTTGATGGTGTGCCAGTTGTTGTTGGAGTTGGAGTAGTAGGTGTTCCACCAGTTAATCCTTTAATTGCAGCGCCACCTAAGCCAAGCGTTCCTAAAGACCCACCAAGACTACCAAGACCACCTAAAGTGCTACCAATACTATTAAGAAATTTAGAAAGCCCACTAGATGTATTTATTCCCATTTGTTCTAGTGCTTGAGAACCAGCTTCACCAGATAAATCCGTAAGACCGCTTGTAGTTCCATCAAGACCAATCTCAGCTAATATACTTTCTAGGTTTCCAAAAGTGTCATAAGCTCCTGGTATGCCTAGACTTGCTAATTCAGATGCTGATGCTCCAAGGCCAGATAATCCGCTAGTTGTTCCATCTAAACCTATTTGTGCTAATGTGTCTTGACCCATCCCCCAAGTGTCAAAACCAGCAGCGCCACCAAGAGCAGTTTCTCCACCAAAACCAAGGCCACTTAATGCTTGACCTCCAAGACCACCTAAAACTGGAATAGCTGCAGCACCAATAAACCCAGGAATGACATACTT